CAGGAGGTCGTAGTTGGTGGTCGGTGCCGTGCCGCCAGCGGCGATGGAGAAATCACCGGACCCAGTTCCATAGCCGGGCTGCATCGACAACGGCGCACGCAGTCCAATTCCGCTGCCTTTTTCGATGTTTAGGCCTCGGCCGGTCAGGAGGTCCTGCGCAGTGCCGGTCGTACCGGTTTGGCCAACCTGGCCCACTCCGCTTTGGCTCATGGAACGCGTGCCTGCTGCCGGTGCGGCACCGCTGGGAGCGCCTCCAGGCGTCAGCGGTTCGCCAGCGGCCGTCAAGGCCTGTTGCTGGGCCGGCGTCAGTTCATTGCCCAGGTCTCGGGCGAAGCGCGCGTCGGACAGGGTTTTGGAATTCGAAAGTCCCTGAAGCGCAGCAGCCGATGCGCCAGACATCGCGCCCATGCGGAGAGCGTCGGCAGGCTTCATGCCGGCCACCAGCCCGACGCCAGTGCCGATGGCACCGGTGGCAAGGCCCGTGTTCAGTGCAGAGCCCGCAGCGCCGGGCAGATACTGACCAATCGATGCTACAGGGCTTGCGCCCATGATTGTGCCGCCACCGCCCACGTAGCCCATGGCACCAGCGATCAGCGCCTCCTTGATCGAGCCACCCGCCATCAGGGTGGTGCCCGCGCCGGCGAGGCCTGCTGCCGTGCCCATCGACAGGCCCACGCCGGCTGGTCCGAGGACCGTGGCCAACGCGATGGTGCCCAGGATGCGCCCAACAGGCGACTGGACCACCTTCTTGACGACGTTGACGACGCCCTTCACCACCGATTTCACGGCGTTGAAAATCTTCTTCAGGAAGAACTCAGGCAGGCCGGTGACCGGGTTGATCGTGCCCGCACCGCCCCGCTCCTGGAGGAACTGAGCCTCTTCAGGAGTGATGTGAGCCAGCATCTTGTCGCCATTGCGACCCTGCGCGGCCAAAAGGGCAGCCATGTCGGCCAGGCCACCTTCGGCCATGGCCATCGGCTGCATGCCCATGCCCTCGACCGGCGGACCCTCCATCATGGCGGCGTTGGCCCCTTGGGCCGCCGTCATCTTGAGCTCGTTTAGGACAACCAGGATCGCGCCAAGAAACTCGGCGTCATACTCTTCGGGCAGGTCGTCTGGATCAACAAAGTCGCGGTTGATCAGGTCCTGGCGAATCGTCTTGTACTGCCCCGGGTTCTGCGAGACGTACTCAAAAATCTCGATCAGGGTCTCAAGCTGGCTCGGGGTGAGCTCTAGCTCGGCCATATTCTGGCGCAGAGACTCCTTGAGGACGGCCAGTTCATCGGGATTGACCATCCCCATAGCCGTCTGTGCAGCGTCGTACGCGTCGGCGCTGGTCACCATGGGCATCTGCCCCTGGTCTTCTTGCATGGCTGCCCCTTGCGGGAGGGCCATGATTCCTTCGTTTTCCATGGTTGTCCTTTCCGTTAATGGCCTATAGCTCCGCAGGGGGCTGCGCGCCGGAAAAGGACGCGTGATAGGGCCAGATTATCCGACATGAAATCCAGTTTTGTCCACTCATCAGGTTCGATCTATCTCTAGGTACGACAGATAAAAGTGGACGGTTGCGATGCTGGAGGTGACCCGCAGTTTGTCGCCGGCCTCCAAGACACACGGGATGCCGCTGAAAACGTCAAAAGTCGTGTTGACAGTGAGCGAACGGTCCTTCTGCAGGTAGTAAGTCGTACCGGTGCCCGTATGGGTGACCGTGATGGCCGCCACGCCCGATCCGGCGTTGGTCACGCGCAGGGAGCGGACGATGGCTGAGTTGGCCGCAGGCACCTCATACAGGTCCGTTTCCGTGGCTGCCGATGGGATGAGCGTCTTGCGAAAGTACTTGTTGGCCATGTGGTCCTCACTGCGTCAGGTCAAAGAAGGAAAGGGACCCCACCGCGTCGCCCGTGGTCGCGCCAGAGACAGTGCGAACGGCCACCGTGTAGATGTCGCTGACCCCCGCAATCGTGGCACCCAGTTGCAAGTCAAAGTTGTAGGCGCTAGGCAGTGAGGTGTTGGAGACGCCCGATGAGCCCGTGGCGGTGACGTAGTCGGTCTGCACAATCGAGCCGCCAGTCGTCGCTGATGCTGCGACATCGAACTCGACATTGGAGTCCGTGGGCACCGCTGCCCAAGAAGCTCCTGTTAGCGTCGGGTTCTTGATCAGCGCCACCTCATAGTTCTGACTGGTCGTCGGCAGCACCTGCACACGGTTGGGCAGCACTACCGCGCCTGTGCGCCCTGAAGCAAGTCGGATAGAGACCAGCGGCAAGAAGGTGCCACCGATGGTCCCAAGGATCGTGGTGCGTCGCGCCACATGGTCAATCGAGGTCTGCTCGAAGCCACCCTCAGAGATCACTGAGCAGCAGATCGCCTTCATGCTGGCCGCAACCGCAGCGGTGACTGACACGATCTCGTACCGCACTGGCAAGATAGCAGTCGTCATGTAGACCGAGCTGCCGTAGACGTTGGCAGTATCGAAGGTGTGACAGACGATGTACTGGCCGTTGATGATGAAGCCGCAGCGCACGGAACCGACGCCCAGCCACTCAAAATCCATCCACAGAATCTGTGGCTTGGTCACGTCCAGCGTCAGCCCGCTGGGCCCTGTGCCGTTGAGCTTGTCGCCGTTCCAGTTTGCCTGGTTCGCGAACCGCGCATCAGAAGGCGTGCCCGTCGTCGAACTGCGCATGACAAACGACAAGGTCGAGCCGTTCTTCTTGAAGAACACGCCGTTTTGCGTGTTGTAGTACCCCACCTGTTGCGTCAGGTTGGCGCTGGCGCTGCCGTCCATGACGAAAGATGCAAGAAGCAGGAGTCCTTTGCCAGGCTGATACGGGAAGGAGCGATACGTCTGGCGCGCCACGGAGCCCACGCCTGCACCTGTGACCTCCATCTTGATCGCAGCCTCGTTGGACAGGAACGTCGTCGTGCCCGTGCCGGTGGTGGCCACATCAAATTGGTTGTCCGCAGCGTAGCGGCTCTGGCTGTCAAAGAGCGTGTAGGGCTGGCTGACACGCAGGCGACCAAACGCATCGGTGTTGGTGCCTCCGATTGAAACAGGAACTGGCAAACCGGTTGTATCCATAAATCCTCCGCCGTCTCCGTACCATGCGTACGCCGAGTCCTTGTCCTCGGTGACGACAGGCGAATACGTGTTGTTGAGCTGAAAAATCACCTGCTCCAGCGAGCGCACAAGCTGGTTGAACTGCTCGGGGCTGTAGTTCTGCGCAACCGCGTTGGGCAGACGGACGTTGGTGATCTTGCTCATCGCAGGCCGTCCGGTTGAATGTCAACGCGCATCGTGCCAAAGCGCCAGTTGCTGTTCAGCTCATCGCTCTCAATGCGAAGCTGAATCTGCCGCCCGCGCGCTCGTGTGTCCACCTTCTGCGTGCCAGGTGCAATGACGTACGGGTCGAGCGAGCTGGGGCTGGCCGTGGCCTGCGGGAAAGGCCGCAGCAGCAACCGCACAGTCAGATTGCCCACCTGGTTCTTGAAGTCGGGAATGAACCGCTTCATGAACAGCATCTGGTCGCCATCGCCAATGTCGAAGTAGCCCGAGACGATGCGGGCCTCAATAGGCTGATCCACCGCGTTGACACCGTCCTCTTGGTTGTACAGGCGTGTGCGGCCAGCGGTCAAGCCGTAAATCGGATCGCCATAGGTCGGCGTCTGGGACGAGTCCGCGTGATAGGCAGAAGCTATCGGCTTGGCAAACGTGTTCATGTCCGCCCAGGACGTGCGAGCCATCGTGCCGATGGACCAGACGTTCTCCAGGTAGTTGTAGCTCACGAAGCGGTCGATGTAGTCGCTCGTGAACGAGCAGTACCACCAGGTCACCTCGTTGAACTGGGTGTTGATGCCAACGTGTACCTGGAAGCTCTGGACCAAATTAAGGTCCTTGAACACGTAGTCCTGCACGGTACAAGGAATCTTCTTGACCGTGCCATCGAACGTGAAGAACGCATCACGGCCCATCCAGAACGCGATGCCATTGACGTCCGCCGCTGCGTGCGGGCCGATGCAGCCGCAGTTGGCACCAAGCTGCTGGAAGCCAAAGGTGTAGGGCGGCCCGAGGTACTGCTGGCCATGCAGCGAGGTGTCGGTCCAGATCAGAATCTGGCCGCGTGAGCGCACAGCCGTGATGATGGTGTTGCCGTCTGTCAATCGCTGGCCGCCAGCGGTGTTGGTGGCCGTGGCCACGAACTCCGTGATGTTCTCCTGATCGGAGAAGCGCACGAACATCGGGTCTTGGGACGTCGGCGTGCCCAGCACGCTTTCCGTGCCAAAGCAGATCAGGTGACGGTCAGGGGTGGAGACCAGCGCGTATTTGCTCTTGGTGGGTGCGCCTGTGATGGCCACGGCCCGCGTTCCAAGGCCGCCAGCAGGGAGCCACTCGTAGATGCCGCCATCGACCACCTGCGCGATCAGGTTCTCGCCGTAGGTGTCAAACTGCCACACGCGCGGGTTGAGCTGCAGGCCGGCGGATGGGGGCCGTGGCGTGCCCCAGGTGAAGAAGCCCCACGTGCCAGTGCCCCATCCAAAGTCTACGTAGCCCTGATCGGCTCCGACGTTGATCTGGTAGGCGGCATCGGCCGTACCCGCGCCAGTTGCGGTGCTGGTGGCCTGCGTAGGCGACGTGATGCGGTAGGTGTTGGCGCTTAGGACCTCGACGATCTCAAACTCGTTCTCCAGGTCTGCGTCAGGGATGCCGCCGGGGTTTCCGGTGACGTTGGAGAAGGTCACAAAGTCGCCGGTGATGGCCCCGTGGCCTGAGTCGTTGACCACGACATTGGTGCTACCGTTTGTGGTGCTGAACGTCACACCGGTGTTCGTGTCACGGATGGGAGTGACATCGGCCCACGAACCGCCGTAGAACACGTAGAGCTTGCGGTTGGTACCGAGCGCCGCACGCGGCGACCCGTCCAGCGCGGTCCAGGTGAAGACCTCGCTGGTGTAGCCGATGAAGTAGGCCTCGGTGTTGTTGAAGTTGGTCCAGCCGCCCATCTTCTCGGGCAGACCGTAGCGGAAGCGGACGTAGTCAGAGTCCACCCAGCCGCCTTCTGCGCCGTACTCGGTGTTCTGTTTGTCTACGCCCGGTTTAAGGAAAAGTCGCAGGAGTGCCATCGTTATTCCTTACTTCACCGGACCACCAACGAGCCATGCGTCACAGGTGCGGTCGCCCGCACACTTGAAGTGAAACAGCTCGCAATAGCCCAGGTTTGCAGCGGCGATCACATCGTCCGCGTAACTCTCGTGCTGCTCCGGTTCGTTCTCGATACCGTCGGCAATGCACTTGAGCATCTGTGGGGTCTGGATAAACGCTGCACAGTTGCGGCAGCGCGCTTTCTTGGCCTCGGGCACATCCGTGCCCCACATCTCGGCCTTCTTCTGCCAAAAAGCACGCGACTGCGACTCAGGGTTCAAAGGCCCATAGCCGTAGTCCTTGATGGCATGGTTGCGGTTCTTCAGGTTGACGTGGATGTCCACGGTCGCCGTCGGACACGCCTTCATGCCCTTGCTGTAGGCCTGCTTGATGCCGTCGGCAATCGCGTCTTTTTTGACTGTGGCCATGGTTATCGATACCCCGCTGTTTTCTTGGCAATCTTCTTGGGCTGGGCGACAAACTGCCTGCCCTTGGCATTGCCTTTGGCCTTGGCCCGATTGGTGGCGGCCTTCTCGCCTGGCGTCAGCGCATTCCAGGCCGCAGCCGGAAGGTAGCGCTTCTTGCCCTTGCTGGGCTTACCGTCAGAGGTCTTCCAGTCCTGGGCGGTCCAGTCCTTGAGGGATTTCTGCGGTGACTTCATGATGTGTAGCCTCCGCCTTTGGCCTTGTACTCGCGTGCGAGCATCTGAGCCTTGCGCGCGGACCACTCGCCCGGATCACCGCCCTTGGAGCCAGCCTTGATCTTGTTGAACAAGGCCTTGCGCATGGTCGGCTTGGTGTAGTTTCCAGCGGCGTTGACCTTGGACTTGGTTGCAGGTTTCTTGGTGGGCATCGTGATCTCCTCGGTTAGTTGGCCAGGAACATGGCTCGTTCATCACGCCGACGGCGATCCAGGCCGGCCAGCACCTTGCCGCCGGCCTTGTTCCACATCAGGAAAGCATCAGCGGCTGGCTCCCACTCACCGCGATTGGCGCGGATGCGAATGGTGCTGCGCTGCAGGTTGCCTAGCCCGACATTGAAGGAAAAGCTGACCAGAGCGTCAAAGCTGCCTTGACGGCCAGTACTGCCGGGAACAAGTCGAAGAACACCACGTTCAAAACTTGCGACGTCACCCTCGAATAGTTGGTCGATCTCTTCTTTGGTCCAAACACGGTTGTCCTCCGGCTTCAATGGGTACTCGCTGCGGATCATCGGAATGTCCTCTTTGGTCTTGCCAGGAGGACGCGCCATGGGCAAACGAATCTGCTCCTGGTACAGCACGTGGCCGTAGCCGATGGTCCAGATGTGCGCCGGGCACAGGTAGGGCCGATTCCGATACCCCTCGTACCGGTGCATCAGATCAGCGCCTGCCTTGCTCAACTTCACTTCTTGCTCCACTGACGGGACCCGAACCAGAAGCCAATGATGCCGCCAAGCATGGCCATCTCATCGCTGGAGAAGATCAGGTCGGAGTACTTGATGATGTCATCAATGCTCGTGATCAGGTGAGGGTGGTTCCACAGGTACACCGCCATGAAGCCGTTGATGAGCAGGAGCTCCAGCACAAAGATGTAGGTGACCGTGGGGCGCACGGTGCCCACGTAGTTGGCCACCCACTGACTGGCCTTCTCCAGCACCTTCTCGTCGTGCTTGAGCGCGGCCTCGGTCATCTGCGCCTCGGTCTGCATCGCCACCTGGTCGGTGCGAATCTCTTCGATGCGCTGCTGCGCGGCAAAGCCCTGCGCGGCCAAGGCAAGCTCACGCTCGCTCTGCAGGCGCGCAAGCTCCAGCTCATGGCGCTGGTCGGCCTTGTTCTGGAAAAACTCAAGCAGTTTGGGCAGGCCGCTGATGAGCAGGCCGCCGAGGGTCGAGATGAGGGACAGCATTACTTGGCTCCTTTGATGAACTTCTCGCGCTCTTCCAAGAGCTTAACTTTGACCTGCAGCTCATTGATCTGCTGCATGAGCTGTTCCTTCAGGACAGCCCTGCGCTCGGCGGATATGGGGCTGTCGGTGGGGACACCCTCACGCGTGATCAGGGCCGGCATCTGCCCCTCAATCTTGGTCAGGCGTTCAGAGAAAGAGTTGACTTGACCTAAGAGCCAGGCCAAGCACATGACCACGATGGGAATGACTGCTTTGAGGACGTCGGACCATGCCATGGCTTACCCCTTGCTCGCAGTGACTATGTCGTCGCCCTTGCTGACGACAACCTTTTCGCCATCCACGGACACGCGCATCGGCTGCTCAGTCCGATCCAGTCGGTCGAGTTTGTCGATGAGGTGTTGGATGACCTGGAATTCCGGCTTCTCTTGCTTGGGCGTTGCACCCGCGATGCCGTTGAGCATGGAGATGAGGGCCGTCAGGCTTGCGCCGAGCAGCCCCATCACCGCTGCGATCTTCTCCTGCTCCAGGAACAGGGAAGAGACAACCCCGATCACGACGATCAGGGTGATGTAGAAGAGACCATGCTTGCCGATGGCTTTGCCCGCGATTTCCTTGGCCGGGCTCTGGGCCTCCAGTCGGCGTAGCTCGACTTCGGCTTCGGCTTTGATCTTGGCGATCTCGTGATCGCGGGTCGGCTCAGACATGATCTCTCCTCTTACATAGTGGCTCCCGATGCAGCAGGTACCGTCGTAATCTGGATGGCCACGGACCGTTTCAGGTCCAGGGCCTGGCCGCAGTCAGAGCAGGTGTCTGCTTCCAACTCGGCCGCGTCCAGGTAATAGCCGCACGCGCCACAGACAATCTCTACGGCGTGTGCGGGCTCAATGCTGCCGTCAGGCAGCGTCCGTGACGGGCTTTGCAGCTTCATCGGTCTGCGGTGCCTGGGGCACTTTGATTTGCGGCGTCACCTGTTCGTGAATGGCGTTAACGAGCTGGAAAACCTCTTGAAAAGGCTTGGTGCCCAGGTATTGCAAGATGCCGTTCATCAGGGACAAGGAAACTTCTACTTTTTGGTCGTTCATTTCTAACTCCAAAGCGCCGCTGAAAAAGGGGCAGCGGCGATGACCCCACATCAATTATGCAGCAGGAGGAGCCCAGGGCAAAGGTGGAGTTACCACGGGATTGTTGATTTGCCTGTCGATGTCCTGCTGAATCTGCGCCTCAATGATTGCTTGAGAGGTCGTGGGGTTTGCCCAGACCCATCCAAGCACCTGCTGTTGCGTCAGTTGATCGTACGGCGTAAAAGGATCGCCTTGGCGGTACTGCACAAGCGTGTTGCCGTTCTGAGCACCCGAGAAAGTCTCCCCGCCGGAGGCCTGTTGGCCTTCGCAAGACCACTGGACATTGAACACGACATCGGTCTCGCCGTCGGCCATCTTGGCGCAGTTCATTTGAACTACGCTCCATGTGAAAGTTGCGCTCATGGTTTAGGACGATGTTGAGGTAGTAAGCCTCATCCAGTACCGTGGATGCCTGCGGGTCGTTGGGCACGAGGGTTGTACGCCAGTAGGTCGTGGAAATGACAGTTGCTACCCCATCGACCGTCTTGATGACATCGGTACTCTTGCGGACTCCGATGCACCCGTTAGGCTGGATGTCGAACTGAGAGATGTAGGTGATTTCTGATAGTGACATGATTTTTCCTTTCGTTAGACCTGATACCAAGCGGTGAAGTTGACCGTTTGGTTTCCGCCGCCAGTCGCGTTCACATTCCACTGAATTTGGGAGCCGGCTTCAACTCTGCTAAACGCAATCGCAACATTGATGCCGCTATAAACCACAGAGTAATAGGTTTGTGCAGCCGCAAACGGCAGTCCACTGATAAAGATATTGGTAGTCACGCTAGTCATTGAGAATGAACCGCGAACATTTACAAGCCGACCAATCTTCACATAGGTGCCATCGATTGCAGAAAACCCGGACATGCCTCCACTATCTACCGGCGTCCAAGTTCCTTCTTCATAGTCGTCTAGCGTGTTGGCGTTGGACGATGCGGATTGGGTGGCGGGGAAGGTGATGCCGGTGCCAGAGGTCGCTGGGTCTGTTGCACCAACACCCATACCGTTTGCGCTAAAACGGGCAAACGAAACTGAGGCCTCTGGGCCGATGAAGTTGTAGTTCTGCGTGGTGTTGGAACCCGCCGCGCCAAAGCCGCCTTTGATCGTACCCGCAGAGTCTTGCGTGTAGTAGCCAATCTGCCAGCCACCCGTCTCACCTTTTAAGCGAACATAACCCCCACCAATCGCTACCGGTCGGTTTTGGTTGTCACCGTAGAAAGTCATCACGCCGCTGGTAGCCATGAAAGCCATGACCTGCGGAGTTCCATAGATGTCTTTGGTGATGTTCAGCGCATTGGAGTTGTGGGCAAGACTGCCCATCTCCAACCCCCACGAATTACCAAAGGCGTTGATAATGACTCCTGCCAGAGCAGAAGAACCTGAGTTGGTATTGCGAACCGACAGCCATGAGCGAGCGTCTACATTACCCTCAACAGTCATGCGCTCAAAAGTGGTGTTTCCGTATGGCGTATTGGCAACACCAACACCCACCCAACCGTTGAAGTAGTTGTAAACAGCACTACCGTTTTGGTAGAAGCCATAGTTCAGATTTGCGCCAGTGGTGGAATTGGAATAAAACCCGTAACTGACGCTACCTACGGCCCCCGTGGTTTGCACGGCATTTGCTTGGAAAGCAATTGCGTTACCATCAGACCGAACATACGAGTTGACGGCGTAAACTTGATAACTGCCCCCTGCCGCAACATCCAATGCAACAGTGAGTCCGAGGGTGTCGTAGTTTTGGCCGTACGGGATTGTTGTAGTTGGAGAACCTTGCGCCCCGTAGATGGTCATCAGGTTTCCGCGCTGGTTACCACTTCCCGCCGCCAATGCCAGCGTACCAGTTCCTTGTGTGATTGCCGCCCCAAAACCAATACCCGCGCTTTGGGCGTTCTGCATTGATGTGGTATTAACAGAATCAAACTGCGCCGACGGCAATTTCAAGATACCAACTTTTTTGTTGGAGTCGATGTAGATCGCACCGTTGTTGTAGGCGCTACCGCCAAGGGACATGTAGTTGTATGCGCCACCACTGGTGTATACATAAAGCCCGGTCATCGGGCCGGAGTAAGAGGTGGTGTTGTGGAAAAGAACACCGATAGCGTAGGTAGTTCCATCCCCTGCAATGTCTACTGATCCACTGCCACCCCCGAGCAATTGCACTCCACGACTGCCAGTTCCGGCAACAGTGAGATTGCCGCCGTTGATGGTTGCGTTTCCTGATGTGGTCAATGCACCAGTTAACGACTGACCCGTTGAGTTGAAAGTCGCAACAGTTGAGTTACCAGAGCCAGCACCAAGGTAAAGATTGCTTGAAGAATCCGCCCAAACAATTCCTCGGTTTGTACCACCAGTTAAGCCTGTTGAGTTCCACTGAATGAAAGAACCTTCTGGTTTAAACAGCGTACCAACGATATTCCCAGAGCCTGACAAAAACAAGTTGCGAGGGCGTGTCGCGCCAGACGCACCGATGTCGTAGGTGTTGTCAGTGAAGATCAGGTTGCTGGTGATCGTGCCGGTCACCGTTACGGTGTCCCCCGCCGCATTACCAAGCACCGTGTTGCCGGTGTTGCTGAACCCTGCAACAGTCAGCGTAGTGCCATCAAACGTGAGGTTTGCGCTGTCCGTCAAACGGCCGCTAGTGGTGGCATAGGTGACGCGCCCCGAAGTCAGGCCGCCGACGTTGACGGTGGTGCCGACGTACAGTGCCTTGGCCACGCCCAGGCCGCCATCAGTCTGGATCGAGCCGGTGGTCGTGCTGCTGGAATCAGTCGTGCTATCCACGGTCAGCGAACCGGTCATCGTGGTGTTGCCACCGATGGTCGCGTTGCCGGCCAGGAACAGGTTGCGCGGGCGCGTCGCGCCGCTCGCACCAATGTCGTAGGTGTTGTCTGTGAAGAGCAGGCCCT